TTACATAGTCACATATCCCATTCTTAATGTAAGTTCCATTTCATTCTGAGAATTATAACCCAAGTGTGAAATTTCAGCTTCAATATTAGCGTGTTCAATCATATCAACATCAAATTTATCTATATCTGCCACTTCATTTACTTTTAGATATTCGTGGATTCGACTCTTAATCTTTTCAATATCAGTGTTGGACAGTTTAGAACTATTATCCATTTCAGTGGATACTGATGGTATTATCAAAAAGCTGTCTACCCGATTGCGATACCATTTTTCTCTCTTACTAATATATTTTTCTGCCAATACTTTATTTTTCTCATTCCTAGCAACTGCGGTCAATATTAGAGTATATCTATGCTTTTTGTGATACTTTCCAGGTTCACTAGATGAGAAAGATATTGAGGAATAGAAGACCGAGTCTTCTACATATAAGCCTATTTCGCTATTCGTAGCTTGCGAAATCCAGTCTGTGAACCTAACTATATCTTTCGGTTCATAGAAATCCTTTTCTAAAACAAAATTCATACTGACACCTCCACGTGTTACTTCATTATAGTTTAAGCACATATAAAAAGGCCATCCTACCCATCAATCTGGATAGAGTGGTATTTAATTTATATTCTTCATACCTATCAGAAACTGAATAGAGACTCAAAGATTTTGTACCAACAATCTAGCAACACTAATTGGTTAAGGGCCATTTATTCACTGCCTGTGCGAATGAATACATATCGTTACTTATTCTTCCTATTTTCAATATTTTCAATTTTTACCCGGATGTCGAGTCTTAAGTTACTTAGCGGATCTTTTGCGGCGCTAAGGAAACCCATAACCTGGTTAAAGTCTACTGATTTTGTATTATTCATTCTTTTTCTAATCAGATCTAAGTCACTATTGTGTTGCTTCACTTCTTCTAAATCGGAATCTTTTATTTCTTCTATTAAGTATGACATATTTGAAAATAAGGAAAAATAGCTCTTTCTTTCCTCTGTTGGACTCACGTCATCGATTTCATCTAGAATGCTTGTTATTTTTCTTTCAACCTTTCGGTATGGTCTCAAAGTTGCATCTAATTCTAAATTGGTGACACGTTTTTCTTGTTTTTTGTCTTTCCACGACATAATGTAAGCACAAATCGAAAAAATAAAGCTAACAATTGAAATGAATAATGTAATCCAAGAATACCACTCCATATCGTCACTCCTTTCTTATTTGATTATTACACAATCAAGTAAAAAAGCCACCCTATCCAAAATAGATAGAGTGGCTTAATTATTACTTGAGCTTCTTCACATAATCAGTGTTGCTAGTAATGTACAATCCATTTCCAAGCTTCAACCGTGTAATCTTCCCATAGCCGACCACACCAGCGATGTCGAAGATAGTCCCCGGCTTAAAAGTCAGCTCCTTCTTCTTAAACGCTTTGTCATGGTACCGCGTCACACTAGTCTTAGCCTTAACTTGCTTGGCTGCCTTCAAACAGGTGGCCTTTTTTGCTGGTGTGGAAGCCGAGCCACCCACGCCATTCTTCAAGTCTTTGGCAAATTGGGCCTTACTGATACCCCACTTGGCTAAATAACCATATGGATCTTGGTGATCACCCCAGAGATTATCGCTAATCCACTTGTGGGTCTTGATTCCATTGCCGGAACCATCTAAAGTCAGTGGAATACCATACTTGCTTGCGTAATAACGGATAACCCAGATGTAGCGCTTATATGACTCGTTGAACCGCTTCTGGCTATCAACATGGGCTAATTCCACTTGGAAGGGCGAACGCTCGTTAGCTGGCGAACCAGCGCCATAAGCGACGTAACCAGTCGTCCCAACGATATAGATTTCCTTGTCGTCAACAATCGCGTGGGTATACGCATTTTGCCAGTGGTCACGCATATAACTGGCTTCATTTTTACCGGAACCAATTTCCTTGTTATTTTCATTAGCAGTATCGTGCGCAATGATGTACTGGTGAGACGCCTTGGCGCTGGCCCCCTGATTGGTGCCCAATTCGTAGCTTCGATTCAAACTGTATCCCATTATTTGCCATCTCCTTTAACCTGAAATCCTTTGAATCCATCGAACAGACCCGACGTGAAGCCACCTACTAGAAGCCCCATAACGGCTCCTGATAAGAAGTTATGGTCAGCTGTCACGAGTACTGACAGCAAGCCGACCGCCACCCCAATCGCCATGGATAACCACGGCATCCACTGGTTAGGCACCTTGGTTTGCTTCACGGCTTGCGTCAACACAAAAACGACTAAAGTGGTCAGTGCCAGTTCAGTCGCAGTTCCTAGATTGAGTTGCTGGATATAATCCACGCTACTCACCTCGCTTCTTTAATTTTTCTACTTCCTTTTTTAATCGGTCATTCTCACGCTTCAATCGCTTAATTTCATCGCTCTTAGTTGGCGGCTTACCGGCGTTAATCCGGGCCACCCACACCGGCACATAGCCGACCGCAATGGCAGAGATTGCAGAGAGAATGGCCGTAAATACCTTGTCGCTCAACTTTAATCATCCCCTGTAAAAGCGTAGCTAATAATCCGACAAATCACCCCACCAGTCAAAACGGCTCCTGGGCTAATCAGGGCCCCCATTTCCATATCGTGAATTAGGAATCCCAGAAAGAAGCTCATCCACACAAAGACTAGACAGCCAATCATAATGGGCCGTGCGTAGAACCAATGAAAGTCCCAGATTGAGTAGACCATTGCAAACGTCCCAATGACTGCAATCAGGAAGATTGATACCGGATCATCTAAAAAGCCCAGCATAGTGTGCGCTGGGGGTTCTAAATCGAAGAAGTTAACTTGAATGATGAAAACAATCGCAATCGCATAAGTCTCGACGGCGGACCAGAACCAGAATTGATTCTTCTTGTAATGATCGTACAGTTTTCTATCCATATTAAAAGCACCTCTACTTCCCTGCCTCGTCAGTAGTCGGTGCTTGATATGGCGTTCCTGTAATAGTTTCATATTGCTTATCGTCAATAAAATCATTCTCCCGGTACCAGCTAATTGTCGGTGTAAGCTTCCCCCAACTGTAGAACATCTTGATTAGTGTGTAATTCATGATTGCTTCCTCCTATTCTTTGTTGGTAGCATTAGCCACCATAAACTCTGCAAACTGTCCGCCAAGTTCACTTGCGGCCGTCTTGACGCTATCTAAATCAACAGCTGCAGTTGCTTGTGCTCCACCTAGTTGAGCAGCGATATCTTTCAGATTTTCAATTGTCTCAGACTGCTTATCGATCAAACCCGTCAGATAATCAATATCCAGACTTGGCAGATTACCAGGAGCTTCAACTCGGCCGTTATCCATCAGTCGGTACATCCACCAATAACGAGTGAAATACTGCACTGAAGTAAGGGTCACATTTACTGCCCTTAAGCCATCGGACTGTTCCAACACAGGTGATACACTCTTGTCTGGGAACTCATTCTTTGAATCTGGTTTAACGTAGTAAGTCGGCATTTTTATTCCTCCTTAAATTAATTCAGTATAATAAATTCGTCTTTCAGTATTATTCAATGGGAACAAGTTAACTACATGATCGGGTGCAATATATAACTTTCCTGTGGTTGAATAAGTTAAGACTTTTGCCCCCTCAATTTTAAACTCGATTCCATTTGATTGGTTATTACCAATATCGCCATAACCTGTCCTAAAATCAATTTTTGATATCTCTTTAACAACTGAAGAAAGATCCAAAATTGGCGTACCCGTATCAAATGGCTGGTTTTGAGACTGTCCTATTCCTAAATAGAAAAAGGAAATATACTTCTCGTCATCATGAATTTGATACACGATATATGAACTAACTAGCGCACCATTTAAATTGCAGCTTTCATCAAATACTAGTTTATGCCAAGCCTTTGACTCAACACTTTTTAAATCGTCGCTGGTAGCGACTGATTTACCTCCATTCACTGTGGCATTAATAAAATCAACTTTCTCCGTTACTAATCCAGTATCTGGACTACGATGAATCACTTTAGTGTCATCAGCAAGAACAATATTATCTCCGTTAAGACTAGCAGAACCATCACCATTGTCTTTAACGTACCCTTTTTCAACCTCATTCTTAGTAGCATATTGATTTCCATTTACGTCCGTTGGAGTTTGTTCAAACTTCCATCGTGCAGAAATATTTGCATCCTCATTCGAATACATCAATGTACTTGGAAGAATCACCTTGTGGTCCTCGATTGCTTTGTCTACATACTCCTTAGTTGCCATTCCGGCTGGGTTAATCGTTACCGCGACATTCTCGGTTTTACCAACAATTACATAGACGATCATGCCAAACTGCATGAGAACTTTGTCAGCGAAGTCTGGAATAAACTCAGGTTTGATAGCTTTAACCACTGCATAAAGCACTTCTGATTTGCCCTCACCAGTCTCAGTTGCATATAAACCAACCGCACCAATCGAATAACTCTCGGTAAGTCCAGAGTTTTCAAAAGTAATATCGGTCCCCACAATGGCGCCGTTGCCGTCTGGTGAATTCAATCGGTCGTTGATGGCCCCTGTCTGAACTTCATTTGGCAGTGCCGTTAGTTCCGTCACATCCACCCCAGACAGATCATCCGCTGTGGAAGCGACTCGGGTAATCGTGAAGCTGGTCTTCCCATTAGCTGCCAAGCTAGATAGCCGCAGCCCTTCGTTGGTTAACTCTGAAGCATCATACTTACTCATTGATTCTCATCCCCTCCCTTAATTGTTGTTCGTACATAAATCTGTGACTTAATTCCACCAAAGTATTGCGGTTGCCGTACTACTGCGGTTCGCAACGTCTTCGGCATGATGGTAGCTTTCGTATAGGTCTGCGTGCTTCCACCCATAAAGATACTCTGTGTGGTCATCACGTTGGCTTGTGTCTGGATTTGATACGTTTGATCGGCCGGTAACATCACATTCAACAAATAGCGAAGCCGCTTAATCTGTTCCGGTGTAATGTCGTCAGCTTCACTCATCGTAGTCACATGGTTTCGAATAGCGTCTTGATCAACCGTAGCCGGAATATCCATCGATGCTAGTAACTCTCGAAAATACCAAATAGTGATTGGTCGCGGTGGTAGTAGGCGCACCATGATATCGTAACGGCGTGATTCCAACGATTGATTCAAATCGGTTGGCAAGCCTAGCTGGTTCTCGAAGATACTCAGGCCATCGCTATCAGCCGTAGAAACGAACTGATTCATCAGAATTCGGGTAGCCATATCATCGAAACCATCGGCCTGCTTCTGTTCGACCTCCATCAAGCGCTGCATCTCACGAACGCCATCGTAGTAGTCTGGCAGATACTCTTTCAGCTTAACCATTGAGCACCACCTCACCAACCACTGGTAGCTCAGAAGTTTCATCATTGAAGGTCATCACCACATCACTCTCAGTCCCGTTCAAAACCGGCAAAGTGGCGTTAATCACGCCCTCAACCCGCATAATCTCTGACAGAATTTGTGAGCGGTACACCGTCAGCGAATAGCCCCGGCCAGTCACCTTATCCACATCGTCCCAAGCTTCCCGTCGCTTGGCAAAGTAAGACTCGATACCGGCCTTAATCTGGGTCTCCACACTCGACACGGAAGCTTGTGAATCAGTTGTGACCGTTGACTCAATTTCCACCTTAACCTCGCTAGGCGCCACCACAGTGACCGCATGACCGATGGGAGCTAGACCGTAACCTTGTCCCTCGAAATTGGCCGGGTCGATGGTCTGCTTAACTTGCTTAATCAGCGAATCACTGGCAGCTCGCAGCTCGTTATTTACAATCACTAACTTAACGGTGCCTCCGCCTTCCCACGTTGGGTAAACCTGACCAGCACCAACATCGGTAATCTTAGACAACATGTCCAAGTAATCTGACACGTTCCCACCATAAGCGTTATAGGCGTCCGGTGATAGTAGCCGTTCCCGCAAGTGGTCATTGGTCTCGCTATCCTTAGCGGGCACCGTCACAGCAGTGATCTCCGCCCAACTCAACGAATCGTTCGGCGTCACCGGGAGAATCTGACCTAGGTAACCGTTAGCTACCGTACCGGACTCGTCAGCAGCCAACTCACCAGTTAAATCGTCATTGACCTTAGTGACGTGGTAAAAGATTGGCTCCTCACCCACACTTGCGAATTGATCACCTGGCTCTACATTACTGATTGGTACACCATTGCTATCTAGGAACTTAGCTAGAACCTGTGCTGTGGTAGCCGCTTGACGAACCGTCCCACGTTCTGGGGCTCGGTAGTCTAAGAACTCGCCGGGTGCCGTCTTCGTGTAAGCTGCCCGAATAACTTCCGCCATTTGTAATGACTCTTCAGCCAGCTGAGTAGCAGCGGGGCCCAGCGCGTCATAGATAATTGACCCTTGCCGCTTATCCACGTCATCGCTAACGTCATCTAACATGGTATCCATAAAGTAATCGAAGTCATGAGACTCCAGCTCCGCCGCCAATGTTTCAGGATTCATTCAATGTCACCTCGCTTTCAATCGGGATAGTGCCGAAGATGGTTTCACAGGAGCCGTTAGCCTTCAGTGTAGTGGAATTAATCTGTTCAATCTCATCGACCGTTACATCCGTAACCCGGTCATCAGCTTCCAGCGCTTCGGTAAGCATTCGTTCCACCTCGACCTCGGCATAATCAAAGTCCTTGCCGATTAATTCGCCCAGGTCGTTACCGTACTGGTCATCGTAGATGGGGAATACGAACCGTTCTGTTTTCAGAATCTTGTCGACCGCTTGAACCATAGCGGCCTGTCCGTCCACAGTTGAAACGATTCGACCATTGCGGACCAGATAGGTGAGGCTCGGTAACGTCTCTTCCTCAACCTCGTCTTCAACCTCATCAACCACATCTTCGGTCTCGACTTCTTCTAGTTCATCATTCATCTTCGTCACCTCCCGTCTTCTCTAGTACATAAAATTGCTGGCCACCATCCTGGCGAATCATCGTGACCCCGTCGCCTTTTTTCAAGGCGCCCAAGACAGTGACCGTGGTTTCTTTGCCGTCAATTTTCATTTTTACCTTGTGATCAGTGACAGACTCACTCAAATTAAGAAACGCTTCGGTAAGCATCATCTGGTTGGATATCTGAATGGTCAGCGGGTCTTCAGTAACCACCGTGCCAAACACGATATCCGAATACTCACTATCGTGGCCACCACGATTGGCCCACCAACTCAGCATGGTTTCTCCTGCCATTAAATACGCACCTTCATTTCTAAATCAGCTGTATGGCTGGTACGGCCAAAGGTATGAGTAGCCTTGGTAATCAGCAGGTACTTACTACCTAAACCGATATCCTTCAAGCTCTTCACCTTAACCATCGCTTGATTGCCGGGAACCATAGAGAGCGTGGCCAACGTTGTCAGTTTCAAAGTGTAGGTCTGCTTATTCTTAGACTTCAGAATGTCAGCAGCCTTCTTTTTCATCTGAGCGGCGTTAGCCTTATCCTTGGCCTTCTCGACAATCTGAAGCTTTCCCCAACGCTCAACAGATCCACCAGAAGCGGTAACTGTCTTCAACTTAGTGTTGGCCACGTCAGCAGCTTTCTTCTGAGCCGCAGTCTGTTTCTTGGCCTTAGCTGTGGAGGAAGTCTTCTGCTTCTTCTTTTTATCCGTCCGAACGACCCGGACCACGTTAGCAGCCTCATCAATGGATTTAGTAAAAGAAAAACCAGTCATCAACGACTGGTCACCAATGAAATATTTCAGCTTCTTGTATGGGGAACGTCGTAATTCGATTACACCATAGTTATCATGCAGGAAGTAACGGTGCCCCGTTGCTAACCGTGTAGATTTGAAGGAATCCTTGAGCATGTCAAAGTAGCTCTTACTGTCGGCAACCTCCGCCACTAACTTGTGAGTCGACTTGTCGACAACCTTGTGCTTCACTCCGGCCAATTTGGCTACCTTAGTGAAGCGTTGTGAGATGGTAGACACCGGCCAGATAAGTGAGTCCTGATTCTTGAAGTATCGCAGACTGTCATAGGCCGTAACGGTAAAGGTCTCTGACTCATCATAATCAACCTTAAAAATTTTTCCTTTGAAGACGTGATCATGGTTCCAGTTGAACCAAATATTATCACCGTTTTTAGGCGTGTAGCCTTCATCCACTTCAACCAATCCAAACGTCAACTGACCGGCTGAAAAGTCAATATCGGTCGTCCACTTAATATCAGTCTTCAAGATTTCCCGCAGGTCCCACTTAGTCTTACTACCAGGCGTCTGCGACTGAAAGAAAGTAACTGTCATATCACACCGCCTTTACTGCTGACTTGGACACCCAGCCCCGGGCCCCACCACTAAGTGTCGTGACGTGGTACGGGTACTTGGCACCCTTGGCAATCAGTGAAATCTTGCGAGTAGCATTCCGCTCGGTGGCCCCAGGGCCAGAGCCAACAGAATTAGCGTGCAGCCGTCCATTCACAATCACCTTAGAGCCACGTCCAATCTTCTTAGGCGGCTTCGACCGGGACTTCCCCTTCTTAGCCACCTTCTTCTTTTTCTTCTTAGACGTTTTGATTTTCTTCGCCTTATGAGGCTTGTACTCAGTCAGTTTGAAAGTGAAGGTAAACTCATCGGCATTGCCGTCTTCCATGCCATACTTGAACTCCGACATGATTCCCTTGAAGCTAATCTTCGTCTTGGTCACAACCAATCGAACTTGCTTCTTGGACTTGTAAATCTTAGTCAACTTGTCCACATAGGTCTGACCATTCTTATATGGCTTGGAAACACTGAGATAGTGCACATCCGCGGTCTTGACCGGCAGTGTACTGCTGACCTCGATAGAACGGATCTTCTCATCACCAACAAGGTTGATCTGGCCCAGCTTAACTACAGAAACAGTAGAGTCCGCAGTGGCAGAATCAATTGAAACTTCTTTCGGATTGACTGGCAGCACGAACGTTTTATTCTTGCTGTCAGTTAAGTTGAATTGCATTCCAGCCATTTTAGCCCCTCCGTTCCTTTAAGTTAATTAAATGTGACTCCAACGCAGCCGCAATCCGTTCACCATCATAGTCAGCGTTACCGGTGCTTTGAATCTGAATAGCTCCCGGTGCAAACGTAATCGTATTACCACTAGTTTGCTGACTAGTGGTATTCGTAGTTGCGTTTGTCATACTCGACCCTGGTACCACACTTCGGGCAAATGGCGAATGCCCCGGTGTAGATGCATTAGGGTTTACTCCCGGCATAGTAGCCCCTCGAGCACCACCCACAGCAGAGTGAGCCATGCTGGCTCCAGCACCAGCAACTAGTGCGCTAGTTCCATTCATCCCAACTGCCATACCTTGACCCATATAATCGCCAATTTCAGCAAAAACACGAGAAGGCGAGTGAATCTTAGCAGCGGCACGAGCGGCTCGATTAGCTTGAGCAACTAATGCATTAGCAGCAGCGGCCACGGCGCCAACTTGGGACCGCATACCACCAGCCAGCCCTGCACCGATCATGGCACCAGCCGAACGCATGGCTCCAGCCCCTGCCCGTGCAGCACCCACTGCCTGAGCAATAGAACTTCGGACAGCAGCAGAAATTCCAGCACCGCCTTGACGCGCCGCAGCTGCGGCAGCACGCATTCCCGACCCAACAGCCGAAACCACACCAGCCATTGAAGGTCGCATAACATGTGGCGCTGCAATAGTCGGAATTGTTGGTTTAGTTGGCGTTGGAATCTTAGGCGTTGCTACTTTTACATGCAGAGTTGGCATTGAAGAAGGTCGCGTTGGTGTGGGAATCTTTGGTGTTGCAACCTTTACATGCAACGTCTGCCCTTTTGGCATTGTCGGCGTTGGAACCTTTGGCGTCTCCACCTTAGGCTTAATCGTGGTTGCAGCGGCTTTAGACTTAATCTGTTGGAGTGGATCCGCTGTGGACGAAGTATCAGTTTGAACTTTGGCTTTAATTGGATTCGATGAGGCCTGACTCTGCAATTGCTTGAGCGGATTACCGACCTCTGACGTATCAACTTGAGCTTTGGTTTTAACCGGATGAGAATCTGCCTGAGCCTGAATCGTTTGAAAAGGATTGGCACCTGCCTGAATCTCAGGTTTAACATTAACCTTAGCTGTTTTGTTGGCGGTCATCTGGTCCATCTGTGAGAAAACGTTAGATGTGTCCAGTTTTGGTTTAACCTGAATATTGCTCAGTTGACTCTTTGTCGTACTTGCCTTTGAACCAAGTTGATCCAAAGAAGACAGGACTTGACCAGTCGCTGATTTGTCACCAATGTGACTTAAAGCATCACCGATTCCACTAATACTATCCTTAGCCTTAGATAAAGAACTGGCTGCACCACTAAAGTCCCCAGTCATTGCCTGATGAAGTGCTTGCATCCCTTGGACAATTGCCATAACAGCATGAACGACTGCGGCACCCACGCTAACAACAATTCTTAAAGCATCAGCAAAGGCGGCAAATGCCACTGCAATGCTTACAATGACGCCGACGCCAATCATCCCCAACGCCTGTCCTAACATCGGAAGCAGTACACTGGCAACAGGGGCCAATGCTGACTTCAACTCATCAAATGCACTGACCAGCGGACCAAAAATACTTCCTAAATTGCTAAAAACGCTACTCAAAAAGTCTCTAACCCCAGCAAAATTTGTTTTCCAAGCATAGACAGCAGCCACTATTGCTACAGTGATTGCTACTAATACCAACCCAATAGGAGTAGCAAGAAAAGCAAACGCACTTCCAATTGAGCTAAATATACTGATAATTTGTGCTGGAATAGCTATGAGTTTCGTCACAAACCCCATTGCGGCAGACCCTATACTAGTAAATGCTCCAGTAACTCCTGTAAGAATTCCAGAAATCGCTGATAATCCTGCAAAGGCACCAACCACACCAAGAATATATGGAGCAACTTCTTTTAAGGGTTGTAACCCCGCCATAATCTTCGAACCTAGACCGAGAATACCATCTGCCAAACCGTCAAAGTTCATATCACCTATCCTGTCAGTAAATGAACTAATGGCGTTAATACCGACCTTGCCGATCTTATCAAATGCTGGTTGAAGTTTATTAGCCGCGGTTTCACGAAGCCCATCCATTGCTTGACCAACTGTTTTGTACTGTGTGGCCATCTTGCTAAAGTTCTCGTTGGTACCAGTCTGAGCAATAGCTGCGAAAAAGTCATCCGTCTTAACTTTGCCGTCTTGAACATCTTTGACCAGCTGACCAGTACTTCGATGCATGGTTTGGGCCACAGCGGCCATACCAGCAGGAGTTTGTTCCATCATCAGCTTAAAATCTTGCCATTGAATTTTGGGCTTAGCAGCAGCTTGAGTAGCCTGTTGACTTAATGTCTTCATCGCTTGTTGTGGATCAGATGAAGCCGCAGCTAAGCCACCAAACCCCTTAACCAGTGATTTTGTGTTCTTAGTACCAACAGCAGCTAATTGGCTATATGTTGAAGCCATATCAGACGCTGAGTAGATGGTCTGCTGCGCGAACTTCTGCAAATCGCCACGTGTAGAGGCAATCTGCTTTGGTTCCTGGCCAATCATTTTCATATTACCGTTAAAGGTCTGCCAAGCTCGACTAGACTCGTCTAACTCGCCATACATACTCCGAACACCGTTACCAATAGCCCCTATCGCTTTCGTAACCCCAGCACCAATAACATTAGCACCAAGAAACTGCTTGAACATCCCACCACCACTGCCTGAAGCAGAGGCGTTACTCTTAAGTTTGTTCATAGCGTTTGCGCTACTACCCAAACCAGACTTCAACTTATTTAGGGCACCGCTAAAGGCATCATTAATCTTAATAGTTGCACTAATCGTTCCTGCCACTTATTTCCCCTCCTTTCTATCAAAATAGGCCAGATCACTTTGACCTGGCCTTACGTTCCATTTCCTTTTGTTGTTTATCCTCAGCCGCAATACGGTTGTCAATTCCAGCAATAACCAACGCCTTTTCATCAATATTTAGATTAGCCCATTGCTCTGGAAGCCAACCGAACTCAAACATTGCATAATGGTAATACCATAGGTCGTTGCCTTTACCGGACTTGATTATTTTTTTGCATCTTCAACCTTATCGTCCAATGCTTCTTCCACACCAGAAAGCTTATTAACCTCCTGGACCAAGGCAGTGAACTCGCCAATAGATAACATCTTTTTCAAGGTTCCATAAGGGTCTGCCAAGGTACCATAAAATTCTTGAAGTTCTTGCGTGTTCAGGTCAGGCTGAACAACCGAAGTGAGCAGCAAGTCCTTCGCGTACTTATCCTGATCCAGGTTTTGCATAACTTGTCCGGCACGATTCTTAGTTGTCTTAGTCGCGGACTTCTGTAACTTTTCATTCTCCCCGTTTGAAATTTCTCGAATCACAAAGGGGACGGAGAACCCCTTAAATTTAACTTCCTTTTCCGCCATCTGTCGTTTACGTAAGAAATCCTTGATTGATACTTGCTCTGCCATAGTTATGGCCTCCTTATTGTTTATTCTTCAAAACCAGTGAATGCTTCTAATAATTGAATCTCTTCAAAAGTAAAGTCCGATTCAAACTCCATAACACCATCGTCAGCTTCAAAGTCCGCGATTGGAATGTCATCGAGGTTAACGCTCCCCAACTGAACCGTTTGTGAGCCAGCCTGAGACGTTGGATCTTCAATCTTCATGACGGCCTCAAAGTACAAGTCTTTCCCACCTTGAATATATGGCAAAGCGTACTTCAACCAATTAGAGCTGATAACGTAGCCACCCAAAGTTCCTGTTCCTTCGACTGAGGTGACCTTCTTATGTTTCCAGCGAGAGCCTAGGGTTTGAACATCTTCCTTGTTCTTTTCTAGTTTGGCTGAGAACTTGTCACATTCAATCATTGGCCAAACCTTGCCGTTCATCTTAATAAAAATTTTGGCGTCTTTCGTGCTAATAGTGTCCCGGCCATTTAAAAACTGACCAATCGTTGACGTTGTTTCGTCCATCTAGTATCTCCCCTTTCTTAACCTACAGTGACAGTCATGTAGAGCTTTTCCATTGAATCAACTGGCGTAATCGCAAGAGTCACCAGAACGGAATCCTTGTCATTTCCTGGATCGACCATAATATCAGCAGGATCAAAGCCATCAATTGCTCGACTATTCGCTAACCCTTGCAAATAGGTTGCCCGATCTGCCTTAAACAAGCTACGGCCGGTTGAGTCATTGCTTACCTTACCAATAAAGTTAGATTCAAAGGCTTCAGTAGTATTTAAAGCGATAGTGTCCAGAGTCCGCATCGTCCGATTCTTTTGGAAACTAGCTGGCTTGTCGTCAGTGACCGTCAACAATGAGTTGATGTCCTGTTCAACTACCACAGTCCCATCACGACGAGTCGTAAAGACAATTTGACCCGCATTCAGGATGTTAATGGTCTGCTCATTAGTCCGCTTAGGAGAGGCCGCCACAGCATCCGGGTAGGTTGTGTAGGTCAACGATGTAGTCTCATCAGCTGCTGAAGAAGCACCAGCAAACCAACCTGCTGCTTGGGTAGTGGTCAGGATAGTGCCGTCGGTAAGTTCAACACCGTTGTTTACCACCGACACACCTTCGTAGTCGTACTTAGTGCCACCTTCTTGCCCTGGTACAACTTCCCGAATCTTGTAACCTTCATCTTCGCGAAGACGTTTGGTAGCAGCCGTCACCAGTGCGTGAATATCGTTATCCACAGCAAAACCGGCGGTAGTCACGACGTTATAGTTCTCAGTGCCCATAACGTCATTCAAAACGTCTGTCACATCGGTTGGCTTGGTCGTCCCACCAGATAGAGGGTAAGTTGTGGAAGCTGACAAAGCTTCGAGTTTAGACTTGCCAGCACCATCTTCACCGGACACGGTGTCGCCTGTGAACACCACATCCACATAGGTGTTGGATTCCAGGCCACTCGCGTTAGTAGTTCGAAGTGATTGCTGGTTAACAACTTCGGTACCAAATAGGGTATTGATTGTAACAAGTGTTTCATCCGCTGGGTCCTTCTCAATAGAAATAGTCAGGTCATTCCCCTTAGTCCCAGCATACTTGGCTGTGAAGTCCCAAGGCAGCATCGCATCTGTGACCTTCGCTTTTTCACCATCGTTGGTATTTAAAAAGAGCACCGTAAGTGCCCCCTTCATCGTTTCCTTTAACGCCACCAACTTATCTAAGCTAGTTCCTAAGACCGCCTTAAAGTCAGTTCCTGCATCTAATTCAGTGACGCCATTAGCGCCCCAGTTCAGCGTTTCAGAGTTAATAAAGAGCGTACGCCCCAGAGTTGTATCTGGCTTAGCCTGAGCAACACCTTTCGTATTGATGTAGGCCCCTGGGCGCCGTTTGTTTTGCGTAGTCCATGTTCCACCTGCCATAGTTAAATACCCCCTTTAGTTTGCTTGATAATTTTCTTAGCCTCAGTGATAGAATACTTTTTGTTATCTGCAAGCTTGATAGTAAGGATATCCCGCTCAATCGGCGTGAATCCCTTACTAGAAGCCAAGGCAGACTTATTAAATTTACTTACTCCCATTTGCAATCACCCCATGATATTCCATGTTCTTGAGTTTCACTGCGTCATCCACAGGTTGGACCCAGAGCACGATATTAAAATCAAGTGTCAGAGTCCCATCTATCCGGCCAAAGTTACGATCGCGAATGTGGGCGAACCCTGGAAGAGTCAGGAATTGGTCCAGCAGCAACTGTTCCATCACTTCCATATCCGCATTCGGTTTCTTCGGGTCTGGAAAGTAGACCACCTGATACCCATGAGTTCGTTTCTGTCGGCCGAATAGTTCTGGTTGACCCCGACTCCCAATCGCCGGCACATAAAAAGACGGTTCCTTAAAACCGCCTTTCTGGTTCTCACGATAAACAGGCAGCCCCGGCGCTATAATTGCTAGGAGTTGCCCAATACGATCAACAATATTCACTTAATCTAACAGTCCCTTCAAAGTCGTTCGGAGTGACGGTGAAATCAAACTTGGTAGCTGGGCCTCAAGCACCTCAATAGTGTCTCTCAGCATAAATCTACCTTCAACCCATCCACTGCCTCCTCGGGTACGATGTCCATTTTCGACAAATGGGGCATACTCAGTGTTGTTGTATAACTCCAATGAAATTACGGTACCACCAATAAATGGCCCAGAAACGTGCCAAGTTCGCCGGAGGTGCCCAGTGTCTACTATGGTCCGAGCCTTAACCTCTCTCATAGATTGAGCTTTAATTCGTCGGGCAGAACGCTCAATACCAAGCTTCACTGCATCGGTAGCAATCTTTTCGTCCACACGTTTGGCCCAGGCTTGAAATTCCTCATCGTCAATTTCATAAGCAGCCATCTACTCCACCTCCTCAGTAGCTTTCTCATCACGAACCATCGCTACTTCTTGGTGGCTCACATACCCGGCATATCCTTTGCTGGCACGCTTGTAATGAGTGACCTGACCATTTACATCTGTCACGTCTACTTCGGCACCAGCAGGGATTTTAATGCCATTGCGGATGAGTAATTTGGCATCGTAAGCGTCAGTCCCGAAAAACGTCTGCTTACTAGCTTTTTGACCTTTCATAATCACTTTAGCGGGTTCGTTTTCGACAATCACAACTGGAACGGTGTCGGTAAAGGCACCGTCCTTGACCGTTTTAACGCCGGTGATGGTCACCCGGTCAAACCACAGCTTAGTAAGTTGATTACCCATTTGCTTAAATGATGCTTTCATCGTTTCACCACCCGAAATGAGTTCAGCTGAGCGGTGTAGTTATCAGTCAGTGAGTTCACCGACTGCAACTCTGCGTACACCTCACCAATCGACTTAAAGGTTACAGACGTGTCACCCTCACTGAGTGTCTTAACGTCTCCATCTCGGTCGGCTACTGGAGTGAGCAGTTGACGAGTAGCTAGAAACTGTTGGCACAAGCTCACCAGAACTGTGTCAAGCTCCTCAGGTAGCTCCAAAATGGCCAAATGAGTGTAGTTAGCCACGTCCTGCACCACTTTATCCAAAGCACACTCCAACATGACCTGATAGCTAGGATTGCTCCCATCATCAGGATTCAACAGCCTCAATTGCTTCAGCAACTCGTCTCTCCGTGGATGCTTATCCATGTAGATCCCCCCTTTTAGTCAGCCGGTACCAACGCTAACAAGTCAGCCTTCAAGGTTACCCCGTCATGACCGATTTCATTGGCATCTAGCCAGGCAGTGATATCCGCTACCGTACTGGCACTAGTTGGCTTGTCGGGGGCTACGCTTTTGGGGACGCAGCCTTATCGGAAGTCACAAATTCGATACCCTTTGTCTTCGTTTTCAGTAACAGAACATCATCGTAGGATTGTTCGTAGTACAGGTAGTTGCCAGAGTTGGCAGCACTAGGTGCATCGAAGCCAACGAAGCTGTACTTCTGTGGCGCAATCTGAACACCATTGTAGATTAAGAACATTTCGATTTGCTTAGCTTCATCCACAGCCTTAGAACCTACAGTAAAGTCGAAAGCCGTTTGCATTAAGTCAGATGGCACAACCACAATCGTCACGTCATCAAGACTGTAGACCGTCCGTTGAACGTTGTTAGGATCCTTCAGGTTCAGTTCCCGGTTCATAGCTTCAGCACGCTTCAGGATAGCGTTGTTCTTAGGCGTCAGATACAGTACTCGGTTCTGTTGCGGAATCCGTGCTTCATCGAAGTTAACCATCATTTCATCAAAGGCAGTCAGGATATTCTTCTCATCCAGAGTGTCAGTATGAAGCCCACCATCAGCTGCTGCCGCCTTTTCTTGATACAATTTACTAAACATTTGACGGTCCATTTCTGGCATCTTTTCGTCAAGGTTGAATTGCTTGGTGATGTTAGCGATGGAGATGACCATGTTGGATTCATCCACATCGGATGGGTCAACCAGCGTGCTCCAGTACCGTTCGTTCTTCAATTCATATGGATCCCAATCGTTAGAGTAGTTTGCATTTGGTTGCGTAATTGTACGCCGTGCACGGTCTCGTCGACCCTCATCAATTGTCAGACGTGGGACCTTGATATGCTTGGCACCATCGAACTTGATGACGCTGTTAGACGGAGAGTTCCATAAGTCTACTGAGAATAAGTGTCCATCATAAAATGCTTGCTGAATAGCTTGTTGATAAGCTTCAGCGTAATTAACTGTTGCCATAAATTATTCCTTCTTCCTATTATTTAAATGCATCGACTAAAGCTTGAACTTGGTTGTTATCGTCGGAACCATTGCCACCAGCGGGCTCATAGCCACCCTTGGAGCCTTCGTCAAACAAATACCCATCTGACTTTCGGAGCGCACTAAGCTGGTCATCTAAGCCTTCCAGCTTGCCTTCATCAGTAAGCTTGACCTTATCCATATCCAGTAGGCCTTCCACAGCCTTAGGGTTACGAACCTTGGCACCCGTCAGTGCCGTAGTCAGCGCACCGTTCAACTTGGTTTGACTCAGTTGATTGGTCAAGTTTTCCGTGTCAGTCTTGTATTTGTCCTGAAGGTCAGTCAACTGCTTGGAAAGGCCCTCGTTATCGCCAGCGTCCTTCTTAAGTGCCTTGATGTCCTTATCACGATCAGCAATCTGAGTGTGGAGACTCTCGTTCTCTGTCTGCAACTCAGTAAGCTGCGACTTTGAAGTCTCCACATCCTTGCCATGCTCGGCCATGATTGCGTTGATCTGTTCTTCTGACAATTCCAAACCTTTTAAAAATTCTCGTTTCATTTCAAACATCCTCTCTCGCTAGATTTACGTGGAGCGACCACGAATTGAGGCAAAACAAAAAGCAGTTTTACGTCATGCTGGGGACAATCAGAGTATAAAAATAGCACTCAACGTGTTCGCCGGGTGCTAGAATCCGGGGACAATCCCCTTAATATCTTTTAGTGTATTCTTAACTCGTTCCATCATAGAGTTACTGAACAAATACTCAATACCGGAAGGCGTAATCTTCACATCTTTGTAAGCAACGCTCCCGCCTCCAAGAGTCTTAGCTTCAACTGCACCTTCAATATAGCCTTCCTTCGCTAAATTGATGAGAATATACTCCCAGTAGTCTTGATTATAAGACTGACCAAATTCATCAATTTCGTCATTAGTAATGGTTTTGCCACTCTTCAGCAAAGCATAAAGTCGTTTCAAAAACAGATACATAATAACAAAGTAATCATCCTTAGCCATAACTGCACCTCCCAACTAGACGGCTGTAGCACTGACTACATCTGAAATTTTAATGTCTTTTTCAGGAACGTCAGCCATAAAGATAAGCTCAGGTTGATCGTCCAACTCATTCTCAATTTCTTCTACAAAGATAGTCTTGATACTTCCATCCTTTAATTTGAACTGAACTTGTCTTGCCCGAAATGCCGCAATAATCTCAGGCAACTTCATTTTTTTAGGGTTCATACAAAGTCTCTCCTTTTTATTTGAGGTAATCTGGCTTCATAGGTGTAATATGTGCTCCTCGTCTTTTACGATAAGAAATGCGTCCCTTTTTAGTGGGATAGAGGTCGCCATTAATATCCGCCCACAGCCCAATATAATCCTCACTTGTAAAAAGTATTTTATTTGCATCGTCATCTTCATGTTGACGCCCAAACACATTAATAACTTCGGCGGCCTCATCAATAGACAGTATTAACTGACTAACCGGGGTCCCACGTCCTTTTTCATAGTTAATGAACTCCGGAGTTCCGCTTACATGTTTATTATACTGCTCAGCATTAGGTTCGTTCCATAGATATCCCTTACTATTCTGTGCAGCTCTGTTCGCATGACTGGGAAGGCTACGTCCAATTCGTTCTTGGTTTATCATCTGCTTCCACTCGTTGAACTTAACATCCTTGATCATCTTGCCCTTGTCAGTCTCAGGGTCCCGCGACCAACGTTCAGTAAGATCAGGTAAGTCTTTGATGTAGGGAGCTGTCGTACACCGACAACGAGCATGAATCAACGGATAGTTAATACCCACAATTCGTTTATCTGTTCTGAATATCTGACCGTCTAAGTGCCCGCAAATATCACAGGTATGGCTTTCGAGGGTCGCCATGTACTCATACTGCTCAATCTCGTTCTCTTCGTAGCTTTGAAAAGATGCTTCTTCAGCAACGTGTCCCATCTCAGAAACGACCAGTCGATGAATATCATTTCGCTTAACGTCTTGAAAACGAGCATAGAACATCTGAGTGACCTTCTGTGGGCTCCAGCCAAGCACCGTGCCACGAAGCACCGTGTCCATCAAGTAGCTTGGAAGCTCTTGTTGGTAGTTCTTCCAGATTCGCTTAGAGAAGTCCTTACCATCTTTCCCCCATGGTTGGGAAGCAGCTATCAATAGTTGTGCTTCGTTAAAATGAGCGAAATTCGCGGTAAAGGAACCCTTCTGAGCTTGAATGTTGTAGGTAGTCCGCATGTAGGTGTCATCATACTGATCAGCTAATGCATCACGCATAACCTCGGTACGATGATTGGCAAACGACTGCGTTAACTGCCGTAACTGTTGTTCCAAGTCCTGTAGACGAGCCACCCGACTGCGGAAATACTCGGCGTCTAACTGGTCTTGGTACCCACCAGACTTGGCACGCTCTTCAAATTGCTTGAGAGTGAGCTGCCAGTGCTTGGTGTTGATACCAGTCATGGTTTTCTTGGCTTCATCCTTGTCGATACCCTCGGTATTGGCATATCTGGTGTACCACTTTTCCATCTCAGCATGTAACTCACGGTACAAACCGTTAAGTTCTGGTTGCAGTGCCTTTTCGTAGGCTTCAGTAGACTTAATCTCCCTGGCCTTAGTTTGAAGATGTCGACGTTCCCAATAACTAAGCTTCGTCATCGTCCTCACCGCCTACATCATCGAGAGCGTCAGGATTATCGTAGCCATCATGCTTAACAATATCGTCTTGCCGGTCTTGAAGTTCCTGCTGTGGATCATCCACAATCGGGTTTGCCTTCGCAATGGCTTCATCGCTAGTGTATTGGGCAAGCTGTGCCACAATCTGTGCCTGCTCCAAGTCATTCTGGATAGCCGTTCGTGTCCAAGTCTGGTTAATCTTGCAGCCATCGGCATCAGGCACTTTAAGCCACGTCAGAATAGCCCGAATAAGCTCTGTGAGAGCGTCTCGGAAGTAAGATTCAGTGATAGACGCCTTCAGTTCCAAGTGGCCGTACAGCGCTCTGATAGCCGTCCCAGACGCGTTGCCAATTTCTTTGAAGTCCACGGGGTTAATCCCTTGAGCTTCAACAAATAGGTCTGACTTGGTGACTTCCAGCAGCGCATTACGGGCTTCCACAGGAATATCAATGGTCAGCTTGTCAACGCCTGACTTATCACCAGGGCCAACGCTATCCATCTTGATGGCATGGTCTTCCTTCAGGGCTTTCATAAACTCAGAGAGTGACTCGCCACCATAGTTAGTAAGAACCAGGATAACCTGCTGAATATCATCAACGTCGTTAACGAATCCGTTGTACACGTTGTCGTAAACGTCAATCAGGCCTTTGTATTTCAGCAGTTCTGGTCGCTGATACTTATTCTTAGGGAAAGCAATGAATGGGATTCGCCCCATACTGTGGTTCAGTACTGCACCAGCCCCCGTCTCATCCCCACTCGTCACATCATAGAGAGTGAAGCGGTCATTATACAGAGACAGGTCACTGTAGTCATTGGCTTCGGACTTAAACACGGTCACGTCCTTGTCAGTCCAATACTCATGAACCTTAAAGTACTTACCAGTCTCGGAGTCAAGCTGCTTGTAACTGCGTCTCAGGGCCAGTAACTTACGGTCTAAATCGCTAGAATAGATTGGCACTACTTGATCAGGCGGCACAATACCATATCGGAACTGCCCACTTTCATCAATCCAATAGTGAAGCCAGGCAACACCAGCGTTGGAAGCATCCACTACCATCTGGTTGAGTCGAAGGTTGAAGTTGTCTCCCAGCACGTCCTTAATCTCATCGTTGAGCTTTTCATCTTCTACGTCAACGGTCGGAGGCACCGTCGCCACATAGCCAGCTTCCTGGTCCACTAAAAGTTGGTGGAAGTTGCTGCTGACCCGATTGTCAGCCCGTCGTAACGGCTCGTCTTTGCCATCTTCATTCAGCTTAGATTCGCCGTTGTTACGATTGGTGATGTCGTTCTTGTTGAAATAGTAGTGAAGCGATTTGTCGAACTGATTAGCGAACTTGACTCGCCGGCCGTCAGTGTTCTTAAGTAGCTGCTTCATTGTCTTTATTTCCATGGCCTGAAACCTCCCTTCTTCATGAGTGATTCAAGTTCATATCTGGTTTTATCAATGCTGTGGTCGTTACCATCAGGATAGCCAGCTTTAAAGTTGCCATTAGGATCCCGAGCTAACTCGTAGCTGGTGAACTCACGGGCTGTGTTCGGACACCGCACCGGGTCAATCACAATCTCACGTAAGTCTTGCAGCCATTTGAAGCCATGTTCACGGCTACCAGGTCCCTTGCGAGCACCAACAACGTTCAATCCATAATCCCGGAACTCAGCAATAGTCCGTGGCTCAGCAGAGTCAGCGGTGATGATTTCATTCATCGGATTAAGCTTCTTGATAGCTTTCACAGCCTCTCGGTTAGTCATACCAACTTGATAAATTTCGTTAAACAAAAAGACCCGGCGTCTTGCCGCGTCCCAGTATGCATCACCATAGGATAATGGATCATGGGCAAAACCGAAGTCCATGCCATGATAGATTTTATCGAAGCGACTAATCTCTTCGTCTGTAATCTCTCGAATAGTTAAGTTATTGAATACCTCGGCACCCGTCCCAGTAACCTCACCCAGATATTCATGAGCATAGGCCTTCGGATTGTCCTTTTTGAGCTGTTCAGCATCTGCTAGGAATTCCTTGCCAAGCCAGCTTCTTGGTACTGACAAGTAATCACTTTCGTGTACCAAAGTATCTTCACGGCGTCCCTCTTCTTCTCTAGCCTGATTAACCCATGAATTGACGGAAGCTGGCGGATTGTAGGAGTAGAAGGTAACGATGTTCGATCCACCACGGTTGAGTGATTGATTGATGTTCCGAATTTCCTTCCAGCCCTTGAAGTCGGCAACTTCTTCAAAGTGTTTGTACTTTGTGTAGCCGTGGCGAAACTTCTGTGACTTAATCTTCTCTGGCTTATCAGCACCCTTGAAGCGAATCTGCTGCCCGGTGGGGATGTATGTTAGCTGCATAGGGCTCACGGAGTCTGCCCACAGATGAGAGACGTCCAGAGTGTCAATCGCCCATAGGTATTGGTCATAGACTGATTCACGTAGGTTAGAAGCATACCGCCGCATGACTACCGCGTTAGCATCCGTATCTTTCATGATACCTAAGACAATTTCGAGCGAAATAAAAGAGGACTTAGTTGAACCTCGTCCTCCTGAAAGCCAGTAATTTGAATGTTGATGGTACTTGATGTCTTGGTGAAGCTGGTAAAAACTTGGTGCCATTGAGTGAGCAAGACTGACCTTAGCCATCTTCATCACTCCCAGCGGGGATGTCGTCGGTGATCTGCACGGGACCGATAGTGGCAGTTACGTCTCGTTTTTCCGTCCACATGGCTAAACGCTTCCCAAGAAGCTCAGCCGCCTTGACCCGATCCTTAGCGCCAACCTCAACATCGGTGTAGATTCCCTTAGCTGTAGCCACTGACTCGGTCTCCTCGCCACGCATGGTAGCAGTCAGATATTCCAGGATTTCTTGCTGGTCAGCAATCTTAGACTCCGAAATCTCTTTAGTTCGACGTTCTATATATAAAATTATTTCAGGTTTCTTCAGGTTCTCATTACCAATAGAATACGAGGTTTTCTTTGAGTAACCAGCATTCAAGGCGGCCTGCGTTGCATTACCGCTAATAATATATTCGTCAGCAAACTTCTGCTGTTTTACGGTCAGTTTCTGCATTTTGCAGACCTCCTTTTTAATATTTATCAATCAGTCTCCATCTGAGTTTACCCAATAATACAGATGGTTCAAACAAGAAAATATCGGGCGGAATCTCCGGGTAAAGAACTTTTTCTTTCTTTTTCCCAGCAACATCGTCAACCCCGGTATGGACGTCTCTCCTTATCTCTGTCACAAGCTTTAAGTATCTGTCAACTTCTTTAATAATTTTTTTGTCGCCAATGTTTTCAAAATAATCCTCATGCTCTCTCCAAAAGAGAGAAGCATTGGAAACTAGAATGGTTAGTTCTGATACCGATTCCCCAAATCGCTCCACAAATTCGGCGTCTATCATTGGTTCACGGTAACCTTTCACACGAATCGTACTCATAGCATATCCTTCGAATCTAAATAGATAAGCATTAATCTTTTCCATTATGCCAATCAATTGGCCAATTGTATCAATAAGTGCTTTTTTCTTCTCAAGATCCTTAGTATTTTTCCTACTAAACTTTGAAGCTGCCCATGGAGCAACAAGACAAGTTGTAATTGCAGAAACAATGATCGAAACGACCGCCGGTTGAACAAAGGTTTGCCAAGACACTACGCGTTATCCCCCTTACATATTTATACTAAGTATAAGCATAACAAAACCCCAGCATTACTGCTAGGGTCAGTCTGAAGGAATGTTCTTTAAAAATTATAGTCTCGTTATGAGTCATTTTCGTTCTTAAGCTTGGTTAGTACTTTTTCTAGCACTTCCGATGCTGGCGTCACTGCCATATTAGGAATCGTAGCCAACTTCATAGCATTTTTTTGAATCTTAACTACCTTGTCTACCTGGTCTTTTGAAAAAGAATCCTCATGTTTCAGAACATACATCGCATCTCCAACCGTCATTTTGTTTTTATTTATTCTCCTATTAATTTTCCATTTACGGACAATATCGTTTTTCCAAATACGACTAAAAACATTCCACATTTTTTTCAAAAACCAAAGAATAGCTTTCTTCACACTTGGAATATATGAAACTAAAATAGTTGCAATGACTGTTGTTCCAATTTTCGGCCATGTAATCCAATCAAACAATTAAATCTTCCCTCTCTAAATTCGTATATTTAAAACTATACAAAATTTTCTACGAATAAGCGAGGATTAGTTAAAGAAATGCTTTCATGACAACGAATAAAGTTGACACTTATCAACTACGTAACATTGCGGGCGAGGATTTGCACCTCACAGTCTGCAGACCAAATACAGGAACCATCAAGGCCTCTTATCCCTATATTCAGTTGCGTCTACCTATTCCGCCACCGCAATACGTTAAGCAAATCTGATTTATTTCACAATATCATAGTAACTCTTTAGTTCGGGACTTTGGGGACAGATATTCGGCGCTATTTGGACATATCGTTCAAACCATCAACTCCAAAAATCATAACTGATAGTTCATCAATGGCCCTGCGTTCGTCTCGGCGAATAGTCTTCTCGTCACAACTAAACCTTTCAGCCAATCTAGTTCGGGTGATACCAGGGCCCTCAATATACAATTCACGAATAATCAGGTAGCGGCGACGTTGCTCCGGTGTCCCCTTTAAGCAAAGATCCTTGTACCGATCCAGAATCTGATTAACGAACACCAACATTTCTTTAGAGCGCGCACGATACCCCAACAATGAAATCAGAGACAGTTCATATTGTGATAACGGCGTGTCATCATCAATCTTAGGTAGTGCAACATCCAAATGATTTTCCAAAAACCGATAGTTTTTCAGAAGTTCTTTGGTGTTGCGCAGTTCTTTCTCAGATTCCGACTTAGAAAAGCTTTTGCTACGGGTGATCAGCCCATCAACAATCTTATGAATAGTTTCCTCTGATAAATCAATCGCCATTCACAAGCACCTCCCGGACCACAGCGTTACGTTCAGCAATCGACAGCCGATGATACGCCACCCGCACTGTATGCGGCCACCGCTGGAAGTGATTGCTCATCCACATCATGGTTCGAATGATATCGCTACACTGGTCTTCGAAAACGGTGATTAGGTAGCGGCGGAAAGTCTTTTGGTCAGTTGTCATACCCATACCCCCAGTCCGCGCTTAACCACCGCAAATATGCGACAAATCCCAAAGCAGTTAAGCTCTGCAAATAGTTTCCAACACAGAAGGCATACACAGCTATGACAACAAAAATTACCGCTGCTACTAACTCAATAACATCACTAATTATTTTCAGTGCTTTCATTCAGATCTTCCTCCTTCACAAACACCCCATCAATTAACTTACCCTTACGACCACTAATCTGTCTGTAGGCGTATTCTAGGCAGTCTTGGATAGATAGCCCGCGTTGCTGGCAGAAGATAGTCAGCACTACCATAATGTCTCCTACGCTGTCTACCTCTTTGTTTAACTGCCGCTTATTGTAAGCAGCCGATAGTTCACCGACCTCCTCGACTAATTTTAGAAGTTGCTTGCCAGCGTCCTGGGTGTTTAAGTTACGAGCCACTGACCAGTCTTCGATATCTTTGATTAGATCATTCACTTTTCTTCCTCCCCACCATTGGACAGTACCTTTTCGATGTCCTTGAACGCAGTTTTAGCATCTAAGTGAACATCGTTAGAATAAAATCGCGTTGTATTATCCCCATTATCACGGATAAAGTTAACTTGACTAAGTCGCACTAAAATTTTTTCACCCCCTACACCCTCAACTTCAAGCCACTTTGGTTTACTAGAATTTTTACGCATCGCTAACCACCTCAAAAATTACCTTCTCTCGAAAAAGCCTACCATCAATAAGCTTCTTCTCATGAATCAGTTCAAATTCATACGTGGGATAAGTCTTCGAACCACGATGACTCACGCCATGAGTAACTCTGTGGATATCTCGAATAGGATCACCAATTCTGGCACACAAGCCAACGACAAAGGGTTGTAGCTCTTCTAGTGACCTTACCTGACGCCCCGAACTAGCGTAGAGCCGGTTGTAAACTATCATCAGTGAGTACCTCCAAGTTTTATATTTTCTACTTAAAACCACTCATTACGATGTTAATTCCGCCAACCATAGCCATCTTTTCAAGATCAGTTAAATCCTTAGAGAAATAATCAATTAGATAGCTACTAATCATATATCCAACTGTGATGTCCTTTGGGCCGTCAAAATGAATACCATTTTTATCAAGCGTGATTTCAATTTTTTTCTTTCCAAATTCTTGATAGTGCATCTTAGTAAGTGTGTCATTTTGATTCATTGCGATTCTCCATTCTATCTAAAATATGATTCCTAATTAGTCTTCAATCTGGTACCCGTCTAGCCACGCGCGGGCGAAAGTATTTTGCATGCTGATCCACTGGGTACGGGTTCTATATTTTCTGAAATAATCCCAAATTCCGGAAGACATGGCTGTTTGATCCAATGCAGACGCAATAGCCTGATCGTTTTGCTTACACTTCTCAATCCAATCAGCAACAGCCTTCGGGATCACCGGCAACTCGGCATACATCTGTCTGAACTCTTCGTTAGTAAGTAATGCGTGAGAATTGAATTTATTGGTAATGATCCAATCACCAACCACTACTTTTTTTGTGGCTCCCATTAGATATAGCTCAGGACTATGATGAGCTTCAATCATTGTTCCAATGTCTATTAATTCATATTTATCAGCCATCTCATCACTGCCATCGAACTGCTCGGCGGTGATGGTCGCCGTCTTGCGATAGGTCTTAATCATTCTGTAGTACCTCCCGCTTACCCAATTCAGCAATCTTGGCGTAGATACCGCCATGTGGTAACGCCTTGAGGTGTTCGATTAGCTGATTAAATTCTGAATCGGTGAAAATAGTGGTTGGAGCTTTTAAATTCTTTAGCTTTGCTTGGGCGTCAATAAAACCATTTTCGGCCGTCCCATATGCTGGTTTTCGCCAAATACTAAGCTCACCTGCCTTATCAACGTCTTGTCCAACGACAATATTCCACCGTTTTTCATCTCTACGTTCTTCGATTGGAGTAGCAATAAATTTGAGAACAACACTGGCTGCTTTAATGGGTAGAGACGAAATTTCATATCCGCTGCCATCAATATTAACGTGGGCAACTCCCCATCTGTTTGGAGAGCTAATCAACCAGCTATCCGAATCACGAGCTACGGTAAATCCGTACTTTTTCAATCGCTCTTTAAGCTCACTAATTTTCATGTTCAGCCCCCGTAATCGTAATAGTTGCATTCACTGGAAAGTCCGCTTCATCGTGATTTTTCTTGAACAATTTTTCCAATGAGTCGCCCTTAGCAGCAATGGCGTTGTCACTTAAATTGATCATTGCATATTCAGCTGTATTCATTTCTCTAACTATCAAGTAGAAATTATCGTACGTGCAAATAACCTGTCCCACTTCATAACTCGTCATTTCCTTACGGCCGTACCGTTCATCTACAATTTTCATAACTAAACTCTCTCCTTCATTTCACGAACCCACAGCACGTCTCGCTGCATTTTCCGACTAATTTTATTAACAGACCAGCCATCATTTAAATACTGCTTTAACTCGTCCCGGTCAGCTGTCGTCATCGTCCACTCCACTTCGTCTATGGCACGCATTGTGACCCACGTCCGACTCCGCTTCATTTTGTGTGCAATCGTGGATATAAAGAATCCACGTTCCATTAGTGATTTCAAATACTGTTTATTCCAAGCGTTCGTATAGACCCTTGATTCACTGAACCGGTCAGCCAAAGCCTGTACCTCAACTAACTCCTGTTCCGGCCAATTGTCCGGTTGATAGCCGTATTGATTTTCTATCGCCGTCAACTTCTCATGCAGAAGTTTGTTTAATGACAAATCACTCACCCCCAACGATTGCCAGTGCGTCATCCACACTTCTAGCTACCCCGTACAGAACTGGAAAAGGTTTAATGAATTGTGCGAATAGCTTCTGGTCATCTCGCAACCGCCCCTTAGCATTTTTAATCTCTAGGCAGAAGAACCGCCCATCTGAATGCCGGAAACCGCAGAGGTCGGGAAAACCTCTAGGGAATAGCATGATCATCGCTCCTGACTCCGTCCGAACCCTGCCAGCGTTACTTCGAAAGACGGTGAAACCGTTCTTCGACAGTTCCAGCATGATGTCGGATTGAATTTTGTGCTCACTTTCGATAGGATTACCTCCTTTTTGTGCAGGTGAATGCATTGATAAAACAATGGCTACATTGCCTCTATCCCTTGCCACACGCGAGTTGTGTAGGTAATGCATGCAATGCACTCACTTCTATCCTTTTCTTTATATACGTTTATTTATTATTCATTTATGATATATGAAAGAAAGTATACATAAACATACACATCCCAAGGGGGCCAAGGGATTGGGTTCCATACACCTGCTTACATCTCCCTACACACTCTACATTCATTATTTCTTAGGATGGTTGGTGACCATCTCAAATGGCTTAACATACGTTTTTAAACTGAGTCCAACATAGTAAACACCCTGTGAATCTCGCTTTTTGGTAAACTTGCCAGCCATTTCCTTACCAAACTTAGTTGAATTCATTTGATACTGGGAGTTATCAATTGCCCACTGCCTGTAACGCTGATATAGTTGCCCAGCCCGGGCCATCTCATGTTTTGCAACCGTGCAACACTCCTCCATAAATTCTGCGGTCACGTCCATCTCGTTTCTGTAACTCTGACTAGCCTGAACCACACTCTCTGGCGGTTTCAATCCCTCTCGCTGCCACTTCAAGGCACCTTCCACAGCCCAGTTGAGAATCCCAACTTCTTCACGCTGCAACTTATACTTCAGGTCCTTATCCACCCGGTTGTCCGGAATCTTCACCGCAAAAGGGATCAACATTAGTCGCCGCCAGATACCATCGTCGGTACCCCGAATAATCGGCTTGTGATTGGTTGCCAGCCATAGTTTAAACTCTGGCTTGAACTCAAACTCCTTCCCGTACAGGTACCGGGCAGTCACAGTATCACCACCAGTCAGCTGCTTAACCAGACCTTCGTCTAGTCGCAAGCCATCATTAGGTTCGCTGGAAGTAACCAGTCGGGCCCCTTCAAGCCGGGCAATATCTGAGTTAGCAGCGGAACTATTATTTTTCACCATAATTGAATCAGCCTGCATTGACCGGGCGTAGTTACCCAAGGTGTCAGCAATCGTATCAATAAAGATCGACTTACCGTTTCGCCCATTCCCATAGAGAATGAACATCACTTGCTCCTTAGTGGATCCGGTCAACGAGTACCCCACAGCTTTCTGCACATAATCAATCAGCTCCGAATCATTGTTGAAAATCTGATTCAAGAACTGCGTCCACTCCGGCGCATCAATAGTATCGGTGTACTCAACCGCCGCCTGCCGCGAGAATAGTTTCTTGATGTCGTGTTCTTTCAAAATCCCACTTGAAAGATCCACATACCCGTTAGCCACATTCAGCAGCGTCTTGTCACTATCGAACTCTCCATGAAGTACCGGAATTCGGTGTTTCAGTTCATCAATCATCGCTTTCTTGCCCGCGTTGGAACGGGCCTTTTTGATGTGTTTCTGAAACTTTTCTTCAGCATCATCCACGGAAAGGTTGCTGTTAGGTGGAACTACCAGCTTTTCATTCTTCATATCATCGACAACCCCATCCACCAGACTGTGAACCTGCCCGGTATCGTCAACCGACCAGTAGCTCCCGTTGTAGACGATCCATGTTTTATCGGTGAAGGAGTACTTCACCAGTTCACCATAGCGGTCCATGAAGCGATCAGCGTTTCCGGTATCATCCCAGCTGCGGGGCGGTGTATCTTTCTTCTTTTCTGCTTGATTAGCAAACTCAAAATTGTATTTAAGCGGGGCCTTCCCACGATTGAACACGTCTCGCGTCTCGTTAATCGCTTTGTTAAGCGTCGCTACCCCATAGGTGGTTTTCCCGTGTTTCTCGTCCCACTTAGGGCGCATCAAGCTCGACTGCCGAAAGATGGAGTCCATCTTCGTGAAATCTCGACCCGTCCAGAAGGCCAGGTCATTAGCAAATGCTAGGTCAGCCTCTGATTGGGAGGTATAGAACTGCTCCCAGCCACCCTCCATTAAGAGCTTGAAGCGTTGGCCTGTTCGTGAAGACTCAGCCCGGGAAATAACCTCCGTTTCCGACAAATCGTTCAACTGTGGAAGCTGATTGCCGGGCATCGCCACCACATTAGTAGGCTTCAAGTACCGGTCGTATAACAGCTTCATCAGTTTGGGTTCTGGCTCACTGATTTCACCATACTGGCCCAGCTGGTTCCCCGTCATCGCGAAGAATCGACCTGACGTGTACATTTCCACATTGCCCTTGCGCCGCCGATCACCCGGAATCTTTCCCTTCACAATAATGTGGATGCCAGTCCCCGACACGCTGGTTTCAGCATAAGACTTGGTGATTGTGAGGAAGTGTTGCACCTCGTTATCATCCACATCCCCACTCTGCCAGCGTTCTAAGTCTTGGTCTAAGTGATCCACATCTATTCCCACATACGGTGGCCGAAAATAGAATCCGAGGCCATCCATGCCATAGTCATCCTTAGCTTGCAGGGCCGTCTCAAAGTCGGACCAGGTAGACGGGTCATTGGACTTCCCATCCCCACCGTTATAAGGGTTAACCGGGTACTTGGCATATTTGTCTTTTTCTGGCTGCCACTTGAGTTTATAGAGCCCCCATTGCTTTAGGGACTTGAGTTCTTCGGGAATTCGTTCATACATATTGGCACTCCCTCCTAGAATGGCAAGTCGTCGGCACTGATATCAATTGAATCGCCGGTATTAGCAAATGGATCGCTAGTATTCGCTGCCGGTGCTGGTTGGGCTACCGCTGGTGTTGGCGCATTCTTCTTATCCTTGAATGTGTGCTGTACCTGAGGAAACTGTGTAACCTCAAAGTTCCAAGGCGCCACCCGGTTGACGGTACTAGTAGCCCCGTTATAGGTGTTCTCTTCCTGCTTAACAAACACCCGAACCGGCGCTCCAACGATCAACTTGATAAAGTCATCCACAGTGTGTAGCGGGGTATTTTCTGGCACTCCAGCCGCCTGTAAGATGTACTGGAACCCGTCTAAGTCATACTGGTTAGTAGCCTTGCGCTTCCAGTTATCCACGAAGATGTGGCGATTATGGAACTTGCCGTTGGTTTCCACCAAGTCAGTAACCTTGTCCAAGTCATTCCGCACCAGCAAATCAATCTGCAAGGTTTCTGCGCCGTTCTTCGTTGCACTCTCTGACGCGTTGTTGATAATCATTTCGTAGTTGCCGGCGGGCACTGCATCGTAATTGCCACCCGTGTTATTTGAATAGTCTGTGTTCATAAAATCTGCCATTATTTATTCCTCCTAATTTTTAACTAATCCAAGCTGCTTGCCCTGGAACCACGCCCATCCTGGCTTATAACCACGGGCTTTCGCAATCCCATATAAGTCCTCCATGTTCTGGGCCTCGCTGGGCTTCATCCGACCATAGCGAACCGAGTTATACTCAGATTTCATGTCTAATCGACCATGGATCTGTTCTAGCTCTACCTCATGGTCAACCTCCATCTCTGTTTCCGTCCGCTGGATGGCCCTACCGCACACTGGACAGACTGTGGCCGAAGCTGGAATCACCGCGAAACAGAACTCACAGGTTCTGATTGGAACGGCATCACTAGCCTTCTTCTTACGTTTTTTGCGGTCATCTAGTGTCCAAGTATGCTCATCATCGGGTAGTCCGAATCGCGAGTAATTGGCAACGTGATCAATGATGGTTGCCGTCTTGTTCGGCCGGTAGCGCATTGACCGCATGGATTGCTGAATAAAGAGCACCAGCGATTCAGTTGGCCGAAGCATGATGACCACGCTACAGTCAGGAACATTGAACCCCTCACTGATCAAGTCCACGTTGCAAAGAACCTTGAGTTCACCAGACTTAAAGTCAGCCATAATCTGATTACGTTTAGCAGCGGGCGTCTTAGCGTCGGCGTGTTCAGCGTTGATACCAGCCCGTCTAAAGGCTTCCGCAACTTCCTTAGAGAATTCCACAGAGTGAGCGTAAACAATTGCCTGCTGGCCCGCCGTCTTCTCCTGGTAGGTCTTAACCACATCCCCGAAGATAGTCCGGCCTACCGCGTCATCAATCGACTTGTTAGTGTAGTCACCGGTACTCGATTTCTTCAGTTTCTCGTCATTGACCAACTTTACTGAAAAATATTTGTACGGTGCCAAGTAGTGGTTCTCAATCAGCCAATCAATCGACGGACCCAAAACCATATCGTCGTAGACATCATGCAGACCTTTGCCATTTAGACGCCAAGGCGTGGCAGTAAAGCCCAGCCGTGGCACCCCGGCGTAGTAGTCATAAATCTTACGGTAAGTCTTCGCCAACGAATGATGTGACTCATCCGTGATGATGAGAGCTGGTCGCGGTAGAATTCTCAACCGATTAGCAATCTTTCCAACTGTTTGAATCGTGCAGTGAGACAGATCAACCGCATTCTCTCGGAATGAGTTCGTTATCTGCTCCACCAATTCCTTACGGTGGACCATGAACATCACTGAGCCGCCCTTGTTTACCGTTAACCGAGCTATTTCGGCAATGATCACTGACTTACCGGAACCGGCCGGAGATTGTAGCAGCACTGCTTTATTTCCCTTGGCTAGTGCCTGTCTTGCCTGATTGACTAGCTTTGTTTGGTACGGATGAAGCTGGTACATCCACATCACCACCAATCTCTGTAAACAGGGTTTCTGGTATCGCAAATTTACGATTATCCAGTTGATTCTTGGCGAATGCAGCGTTAGACGGTCTGAGAATGAACCCCCGGGCACCGGTCTTATCCGAAATCACCATTCGACCAACAACGTTCATCAATCCCATTACGTTCGTTACTAGCTTCTCTCGCATTTGCGGCACGAACTGGTTGTAGGTCTGCCCGCTAGGCGTCTCAATCTGTCGGGTGGTTTCCCACGCTGTATAAACCTTATTGACCCCCGGCCATGAGTTGATGAAACGGATCATATCTGGTAGGTAGAACCCAAATTGGTTGTAGTCGTTCATCTGGGGGATGCCCATGTCAGCACCGGACTTGGTTTTAGCTTCGTTAGCTTTCTCGCCTAGCCAGGCTTGTTCAAACTCACTGATATTGTCGAACGCAATATTGTCATAGTTTCCAAGTTGAGTCTTATGAATCTCACTCAGCAAGGCGCGGGCCCCTTCTAGCGGGTGCTTCGTATCTAGCTTGACCACGTCAATGCTAGGGACACCGGCTAAAACGTTAGTCGTTCGATCCACATCAATGACCAGAGTTCGACCAGGGAGATAACGTAGTGTGGAAGTTTTTCCCACACCGGGTTGAGCGTAAATCAGCATTGAAAAGTCTTGGCCCCGCTTAATGTCAGTTGCGTGTTGAATTTTCATATTTTTTCTCCCGCTCGTACTTAATACTGTTGGCATCCATAAAATTCTTCAGGAGAATCATCTGTGAGCGAGTTGCCATAATCTTTAATACCACAGTCCGTGAGACTACTTCACCGGTATTGGTATCAACTACCGTGTTACCTTTGGTCTGCTGGTGTGTGCGCTCCTCAGCAGCCTTGGCTTCCAGTTTGCGTTGCTTCTCGGCTTGACGTTCAACCTGGTTATCAATGGCTTTCATCAGGTAATCAACGTCTTGGCCTTGCTTAACCTGATCTACCCAGCCGGCGGCATCCACACCTTGAACCTCGGCATACTTGGTAATCGCTTCGGTATCAGCAGCTAACTGGTCGGCGGCCTTCTTGGTAACTGTCATGGCACCAGCAATACCATCGACAATTTGCTTTTTGGTGGCCGACTTATTCAACCAGGATGGTTCGATCTCAATCGCGTCTGCCGATACACCATAGTTGGGCGCCATCTCAGCAATCAGGCCTTCAACTCGTTCTTGCTTGGCGGCACGTTCCTGGGCGATGACTTCTTTAATCTTCACGTCTAACGGAGAGATAACCCCGTCAATTTGGTCTTTGAAGGCCCCCATTTGCTTGTCGAAGATTTTGACCGGTTCCGCGTACTGCCGCTTGACGGCAAGTCGCTTTTCATCGACTGCTTTAGAAACCTTATTTAGGCTGGCTCGCATGGCTTTCGTATCTTTGATATTGTCGGCGGTCACAATGAAGTCTTGGCCATACTTGGCGACAATCGCTGAAACGGCCTGCTGAACCTGGTCCAGGTTCTTGATAGTGATTGGCGATGGATGAACATCCACAGCCGGTTCGATAATCATTAATTCGTTTGCCATAGGTGTTCCTCCTTCAAATATTTTTCATACTGCTGGAACCGGTAGTAAGCCAGATTCTCGTACCCTACCGGTGTTCGTAAAAATTTCTGGTGCCAGTATTCGCTCTTCTTCATTGAAAAATGCCTCGCTTTCCGGTATTCTTACCGTAGATAAATGGTTTTCTCAGGCTCGCTAGCGGTGCAACGCTAACGGGCTTTTTCTTTGTCTGTGGATTAACTGAGCGAAGACTTGTCTTCCACAAATTGTTGGTTGTTTCCTGACTAAATCCTTTGATCGTCACCACCACCTATAGCTCTCATCATCCGCTGCGGGATCATTCTCAGCTTCTGCCCAGGCAATCTGATTCCAATAAATCAGTACCCCTGGCAATTTACGTTTGTTGGGCCGGGGATAAACAACAATCCCAGACCTAAACCACTTAACGTTCCAAGTTTCCGTATTGACGTGATCACGTGTAGTTCCTGTATCTGCGCGAATCACTTCTGGCTGCTTAAAATGAAAGGCTCGTACGTAACTTTTACGCCTAATAACAGCTTCTTCTAAAGCACTATCACTGGGGACCTCTTCTTTCTTGCCATCCCCGAACACTACTTTGATGATTGCTTCCACCACCACTCGTAAATGATTCTAATCAGGCCTCCAAGCCCGAATACACCGATAAAAATTAAAACTGCTGTCACTGCGTCATCCCCTTAAAATACTCTGACCGGTGTTAGTAGGTAATCAATATTGCCAGTACTGATTAAGAACGGTGCAAGGTCAGTATTAATTTTCAGTTCAAGCGTCCGATTACGAGTATCTTTAATTTTCGTCAAGTCTTCAAACGCATCAGCTAAATACCGAGCGTCACAGCTTAATTCAATTGGCTCGCCAGAGAAATCAGTGGGCTTGAAATCCACCGTTTGTACACTTTGGGCACCTAAACTCGTCCGTGATACTTTGAAGCACTCCTCAGAGATTCCTAGTTTCACCACTCGCTGTTTACCAAAGTATTCTGTCGCCATTGCTTTCAGTGACGGAAGCATTGCTACTACATTGTCTTTGGTTAACGTAAGCTTCGTTGCGAATTCTTTAGGCATCAGACGATCTGTATCAGGATAATTGATGTCTGGAAAACTAAAATCTGCCAGGTTTAAATCAAGCTTCAAGTCTTTTGGCGCCACCCCTTTGACCTTAATCAATCGATGGCTGTCCGTTACAACCGCATTTCCATTTTCAAAGTGAACGCACTGTAACGGTGGCCGTGAATCAGTTACTCGCTTGACTACATTTTTCAACATCTTTTCGATGTCACTGTTCATTTTCATTGTGTTACCTCCAGTTGTTCTACCCATCGTTAGGCGCTGTCCACGATTTTTAAAATTCTGTGATGGATAGGATTGCTCGTTTCAGCTCGCTTGGCTCATAGAACACCTTGTTAGATTCTTTGTAGCGGCGTTCTACCAATTTCACCTGTGGCTTGTTCTTGATATTTTTGTCAAAGAACGCCCGTGAGACACATAGTTCTTTAAATGCCGTATCGCGATCTAACATGATGTACTCACGAACAATTGCTTGTAACCGCGGCCCCAGGTATTTCTCAACCTCACTAGCGACCGCTTTTTCAACAACCGCTTCTAGTTCCATGAAACTCACCTCTAATCAAACATGTTGTCGATTCCGTAGTGACCAGCTAACCAGCCGACATATAGGAACATTAGTAGTTTTGCTACAATCATTAATCTGCCTCCTAGTTGTTAATATCTAAAACCCGATAGACCTTCTGCCGAATTTTAACCGATTTTGGTGACATGTCTGCATGAATTGCACGATTGAGTTGCACCGGTTTTTCGTTGATTAAGCTAGCCAGCTCAACTTGCGTCATGTCCTTTTCAAGCAGACGCATTTTAATTCGGTTAGTGATGGCTTTTGCGCCCTCAACTAAATTTTGCTCAGTCATTATCCAAGCCTCCTTTTCAGTAATTTCTTTATCAAGTTGTTGACTTTTAGTATCGAATTCAGTACAATTAAGCCATAAATATATGAGCAAATAAGCCTTACCATTAGCGTTACTCGCCAAAGTACCTCGCTGATAGTGCTGGTTTCTTATTGCTTAATTACTTGATGAACTTATAATAACTGAATTCAGTACTTTTGTAAACCCCAAAGTATCGAAAACGGTATTATTTATTTGTCATGACTGTGAGGAATCCTATTATGACAACGTTAGTCGAACGAATAAAAAGTACTGCAAAAAATAAATACGGTTGGAATCTCAAAACCACAGCGCAAAACGCTGGTATTGGAATTAATAGCATCTACCGTTGGAAGACCCAAGCTCCAACTTCTAAAAGCTTGCAAAAGGTTGCCGATGTTCTCAACGTTTCCGTTGATTTTCTTTTAACAGGTAATGAAGAAGAACAATCAATTAAAAAAACTGACGACAATTCTGCAACCGGTGTTATCGCCGCTCATATTGATGATGACACCCCTGCTGAAGAACAACAACAGATCATTAATTTCATTGAAAACCTAAAAAAGGCCCGTGGCGGTCAAGACTGAGGGTTAGCTTATGGACAGAATCGAATCACTAATGGCAGAACGAGACAATATTAATTACACATTCACTACTGACCTTCCCAATCATCTATCGGGATTGGTATACGAAGATAATCAAGAAATTTTTATCAATAGCAAAAATGATAGAAGCGTTCAATACACTACTCTTCTTGAAGAACTTGCTCATTACGATACTGGGTCAGGAGAAATAATCGACCAGGATTCAATTGAAAAACGAAAGCAAGAAAATCTCGCCCGCTCTATTGCTTTCACCGAGGCAGTACCCTTAACCGGGCTCGTTAACTGCTTTTTTCAAGGTATTTGGTCAGCACCTGAAATCGCGGACTACTTCGATATCACTACCGAATTTCTCATGAAGGCTATTGAAAACTATCGGAGCAAGTATGGCCTAGTATTTCAATACCATGAATATATTTTTGATCTAAATAGATGTGTTAACATTACCCGAATCGGATAGGAGGCAAACCAGCCGTGTCTCAAGACGACCATTTTTATCACCAGGTCCAAATTATATCAGCTTTTTGGAAGAGCAAAAATTTAGAGCGAGTGGAATCTCTGGGCCTTCAGGCTGTGGAGGAAGGAAATAGATACCCTGCCCTCTTTCGAATTCTTGCTATGCTTTACAGAAAGCAGCATCGCCTCAAAGAGGAAGCCAACATACTTAAAATTGGTATTGAGCGAAATAAGAACAATCCTGGAGTTGCACGCAGGGACTTCATTAAACGTCTGGCCCGTGTTAATGATCTTATAACCCCATCAAAACCATAAATTAGGCCCAACAATGCTGATGGCTCTAAAAGCTGCAAATACATATTCGGAGGTCTCATCAATGCTCAATACACTAATAGGCCTGTCTTTCATGGTGTCTTTGGTTCTGCTATTTCTGTGGTACTCAAGCCGCCGTCATCAAAAATCTTCTCGAATCACCGGTAGACACGTGCTCTACTCTTTCGGAGTGCTAGCTGTTTTACTATTCATCTCAAGTGCTGTTTACGCTCCAAGCGCAAGCAACACTTCAAAGGAAGCTACATCTTCCTCAGTTTCTTCCAGTTCCAGCAAATCGTCTTCCCAATCTTCAACGGAGACCGATGTTCTTAAAGACCTATCTACTAAAGAACTAAAAGAATATAATTCTGGTTTAATTGATAGCCTGAGTGAAGAACAACAGTGGGCTTCTGACGGCAAAACAAAGTACAACGCATCTCTCTACATTGATAATATGAAGTATGATAGCAACCGTGGCCTGCTCTTATATGTTTCAGATGAGTTTCCGTCTCTAAGTAAGGACAATAAAAATATCGTTGCCAAGCACGCTCAAGGCATTGCCAATGCTCAAGTAGCCATCCTTGGCAAAGATGTGGATGCAGAATCCCTTCCCAACACCAACGTATACTATGGTTCAAAGAAGATAGGGAGATCAACTATGCTATCCAATGACAATGATTTTAAATGGTATAAAGCTTAAATAAACCAAATAGAAAATCGCATCCCCTCCCGCCAAAAAAGTAAGATGCGCCCCCTCCTCGGTAGCTAGTATTGGTTCGACTCCAGTGGAGGGAATTGACCAGAACGGATGTCATTAAAAGCTGTACATATTCCGGGGAGAAATAAGAATGAAAACAACGCTTGTAAAAAAGAGCATCACTATTTTAATAGTTATAGGTGGACTGTCCGCGCCATCAATCGCCAGCGCTTCAAGTATTTATTCATCTAATAATAGTTTTTGGCGAAAGAGCAGATGGGTAACATTCACAAAGAATGTTCATGTTTCAAAAATAAAAATCACTCATCCTTCATACAAAAGCTACGCAGTCGATTCATTTACACTTAAACGTGGCGCACATTACAAAATAGATCATTTTGGTAGTGATTACGCGTGGGGTCTAAATTCCGGACGTTATACTCCCACCCCAAAGTATAGTTATATTATCAACAATTCTGGCCATAAATGGTTTGTTTTCGGTAAAAAAACACTTGATCCTCACAAACTGAAAAAACAATCAAAAAACGGCTACGAGAATATGTATGTTACCAGTACGAGGAAGGGAATTCTTTATTTTGGGAGTCCCTACTCTAAGAAAAAACAAGCTGTAAAGCCCAACACTAAACTTAACTTACTGTCATATGGTACAACCAATAACGGCCGTGAATGGTATCGCGTTAAAACTGAATATAATAAAACGGGATGGGTTAGCAAAAGAAGTTTTACCTTAGCTCGTGTGACCAATCATCTTACGGCATCTCTGAACGCTAATAGTACCTTTCTGATCGGAAATACTGTTCCTAACGCCAATGTTAGCACACCTGAACAGCCAGAAATAAAGTACGTCCGAGCAGACATAAAGGGAAATTACAAACTTCCGCTGCTTACAAGTATCGGTTACTACAATACTGATAGTACCCTATACGTTGTTTCCAGTGCTTGGGGATATCAAGATGCCTCAACTGAGGTTGATTTTGTTGGTCATAGCTATTAGAATATGCCACTTTTAATGGTACTATTTTTGATAATGAAATTTTATTAGCTTGCAATTCTTCAGCGACAGAACCTAGTGGCTTCACCCCATCCCGCTCCGATATTCCTCTCAACATGGTTAGCTTTGGACCATTCAATAGGTTTATTTTCAAACAGAACACCTGAACTATTTAACAAAACAAAAAGCGCATCCCCCTACCCGCCAAGATAATGGAATGCGCTCAACACATAAAATTCAAGGGATAACTCATGCACAATTTTGAATGAAAGGAGGCGATGCCACAACCTCTCCTAAACGGCGCTGTCCACGCATTTAAGGAGAATAACAATGAAACCAACAAAAACAGATTATAACAACGTTTTTTCTTATGAAACCAAGAAAGGTACCCGCTGGATGTTTCGCTACCCCTTCCATGACTCCTTTGGTAAGCGCCATGAGAAACAGGAGCGCGGCTTCACTACGCCAACTGCTGCCCATAAAGCAGAGTTGGAAGCTGAGGTAATGGTTGCCAACGACGAAGCCAATCAGCTGCTAGATTCTAACACAACGGTCCGTCAGTGGACGAAACATTTTCTCACCATGCGAACTGCTGAGTGGCGCCCTAATTACCGACACAATATGGAGACGGCGATTAACAAGTATATTTTGCCCCTTCTAGGTGACCGCAAACTTGGTAAACTCACGAAGATGGAATACAACTACCTGTTTATTCAACCACAGTTGGAGCATCTCAAACCATCCTCGGTTCAGGCCAACCATCGGTATTTCATGGTCATCATGAATGCAGCGGAAGAAAACGAGGTTATCACGCGAAACAAGCTCAAAGGTGTTCGCTTCAAAAAGTCTGAGCGCCGCAAACCATTCAGCGAAGATGATCTGGCGCGATTCAACGCGCAGCTTCGTAAAGAGCCTACCCCTCATCGTCTCTTCTTCCAATTACTGGAGTCAACTGGTCTCCGTTTAAGTGAAGGACTGGGATTGGAGTGGCGTGACATCAACTTTGCCGACAAGACGCTTTCTGTCCAGCGCGCTCGTACCCCAAAGGGAGTCGGGCCAACCAAGACACCTTCCAGCGTGCGCACCATTTCAATTGATGAAGGCATGTTGGGGCAACTTCATAAGTTCATGATCCAGGCTAAGGCTGACAGTCTCCAAACAGGCGATAAGTTTACCAAGGAAAAGTTCTTATTTAGTTTCAAACATGTTTCGGCACATTACTATTTTCAGCGTATAATTGAAGCAGCTGGTATTGAACCGGGGCGCTACGTTATCCACAGTCTGCGGCACACTCATGCCACAATTCTGATGGGCGCCGGTGTCAGTCCAGTTGATGTTGCCAACCGACTCGGTCATTCTGACCACGCCATTACCCTGAGAATCTACGCCCACGCCATTAAAGGCAACGACCAAAAGAACGCTGAAATCTTTGCCAAAATTGCTAACCTTTAG